CAGCACCGCCACGTAGCCCCGCTTAAGGGCTTTACGGATGTAGATACCCCGTGATTTACCTGCAACCACGGGTGGTTCATGCGGCTGAATCGGTCCACAAAGACCGATTAGCACTTCCTTCCTTCCAACATAGCGTCCGACCAAACTCACGCCATGTGGTATAAAACCACCGACGTAAGTGTTATCATGGCCAAAGCTCTGTGTATAACCTGTAAGGAGACGAGATAACATAGCCAGTTTGTCTGGCAACCTCACCTCATCCCTCAACTCACGGTAAGCAAGTCGCTCACCGCCAGTGAACACCCTGGGAGCCCAAATACAACTATCTGAGCCACGATCCGTTGAACCATAGAGCCTAAGCTCCTTAGGTATTAGTGAAAGAACCATTGTGTAAACAGGTTCATAGCTACTAGCCGGGATAGGCGCGGAAAGTGCGAAGAGCTGAATGTTGTTCAGAAGTCTGACAGCATCAGCAACAGTATACAGGGGTTTTTTCAGGTAGAAAGGACGCACGGCTGTCCCATGGAGATAATCGCCACCACAGCTCTCCCGGAAGAAACCGGAAGAGAAGCTTTTCGCCTTATTGACCTTGAAACCAAGGGTCGTGAGGCGTTGGACGACGCAGTCATACGCGCGCCGTGGTACAATTATGTCATCTCCATAAACCCTCCACCTGCTTCCTTCCCATCCCTGGTCACGTAAGACTGACCGAACTACGGATGAGAAAATCAGGGTTTGCAGGGAGAAGGTAAGAGCATTACCCATTGATGAAAACTTGTCAAGTTTCTTGACAGTCCCATCAGGCAACGCGATATTTTTCGCGCGGTACCTTGAAAGGGTACGTACCCAAGCAGGCGACATGACGGAGTAAACAACTCCAAAAGAAATCATGTCTGATGCACTAACCATATCGATTGTGCAAGGAGCGTTCGGGGAGTTCCCCATGATGCTACCTTGGCGCGCCAATTCCTTGTTCAGGTCTTGGTTCGAAAGGTCAATGCCCCAATCCTTGAGGCGATGACGAATAAAACCGTCATAGCCTTGTTGGATGAAGGTTGTCAAGCTGGGGCCAATCTCTATAGGTCTCACGATCGAGACCGATTTAGGGACAGTCTCATATTTCGCAACATCAAACCACTCAACCATGGGTTCACTTGAGCCCCAGGAGGTCGTAAAACAACCAAGAACTGGATCCGCTTCAAACAGCAAGTCTCGAAATAAAGTATGCTGGGAGAGGAATAGAATTTCTTCCTCAAGTCCGGCATATGACGAGCTGTTGAGCAGCTTGAATGCGCTCGCACCCTCATCCTTAGAGTGCGAAAGTGAAGCCCCGGGTCCGAATCTCATGTACTTCGCGACTTCATTAAGATCAGGAGGAAATTCACCCAACAACTGTGATACCTCCTTCCTGACTTTTGAGAGTACGCTTGCGAGTTCGTCATGCGAATGAGTGAGAGGATGGGTTTTGATGTCCCATATCTCCGCATTCTTTTCCATGCACGACGCCTCAGCCTCTAACCACTTCTTGAGTGCGGCCTCCTCGCTGCTTTTATCGAAAGCAGACAGCTC